CATTTCAGAAAAAAAAAGTCATTTCAATCTGATTTCCTTGATTCGTTTTTTCATGTCTTCAATCATTTCCATGATTTCGTGCTTCATGAAGTTTGCTGGTCTTTGACTTTTGAATTCAAGTTCTTCCAGTTCTTGTTCAGTGATTCGTTTTGTGATGTTTTTTCGATATTCATGAACATTTCCACGAAGATGTTGATTGCAGTGAACACATTGACCATGAATGTTTGTCAAATCAAATCTGATTGATGGATATGAACCGACTGAAAAGAAATGTCCAGCATCAAATTTTGCTTTCAATGGTTTGTTGCATGAAATGCATCTTTTGTTTCTGTCACGTAAACGAACAAAAGTGTTCACCAGTGTTTGCAATTCTTGAAGATAGTCTTGAAGTGTCTTCAATGATTCTTTCTTTTCCTTCCATCTGATGTTGTCATCCAGTTTTTGTTTTTTCTTGATTTTCGACAACTTTTCCATTGCTTCAATCAGTTTGCAATCTTGATTCCAGCAATACTTTTCAAGTGAACTGAATCGTGGTTCAAATGGTGTCTTGCAATTTTTACATTTCTTCATCTTCAAAAAGTGTTAATTGATTTTTATGAATCAAAATGATTTGTTCGTTTTTAAGCAGTTTAATGAATTCTTTGTTGTTCATGACATGATTCTTCATTTCAGATTCAATAGGTTTGTCAAACCATTCAAAATCATCACTGGTCAAATCATTTGCATCATCTGAATGAATGATTTTTCTTGTTTCAATGATTTGTGCTTTCATCACGTGAATTTTGATGTCTTCAAGTCCACCATCATTTCCCAAATTCCGATTTCACCTTCACGATTCTTTGCAATTATCAATTCACAAACGTTTGTGGAATCATTTCCATTGTATGTTTCACCTTCACCAAAGTATTCAGGTCGATGAAGGAATGCAACAATTGATGCATCTTGTTCGATTTCACCACTTTCTTTCAAGTCTGGAAGTGATGGTCTTTTTCCAGTTTTGGATGAAACACGTGAAAGTTGTGCAAGTGCAAGACATGGAATCTGCATATTTTGACAAATCAGTTTTAATCCATTGCTTATTTCAGAAACAACTTCATATCTTGACCTTGATGTTTTTGGTTGTATTTTTTGAATGTAGTCAACAAAGAACAAATCAATCTGGTGTTCACGTTTCAATTTGTTCATTTCAGATGCAATGTCATTGATGGAATGTGAACCTTCAAAAATGAAGATGTTCTTCCAGATGTCCATTTCTTGAACTTTGTAAATTCGATTCACTTCTTCTTGACTGCAATTTCCGAATTTTATCTTGTTTGAATCGATTCCAGAAATGTTTGCAAGAATTCTTCTGACCATTTGTTTTTTTGTCATTTCCAGTGCAAAGAATGCAATCTTCTTTCCTTGCATGACCATCTTCACCATCGTGTTGACACCGAATGCAGTTTTTCCCATTGCTGGTCTTGCACCAACAACCATCACATCCACTGGTTCAAGAAGAACCACTTGATTCAAAAACGAATAACCGATTTCAGTTCCACAAATCTTTCCATCTTTTGCATTGATATGGTCATTCACAACATCAAAAATCACATCAACATTTGATTTGTCTTTCTTTTGGTCAAACTTCACATCACTTCCAGATTGAATGATTTCATGAAATTTAAACATGGTCAAGTTTTCTGATTCCAGAAGAACATCAATTTGATTTCTGATTGAAATTGCTTTTTCAAAAACTACTTCTTGAATGCATTGTTCGAACAATGATGACAATCGAAGAACACTGGTCATGGAATATGCTTCTGATGTCAAGTGTGAAATTTGGACAACAACTTTCTGGTCAAACCAACCATTTTCTTTGAATTGCAATGTGATTGTCAACAAATCAATGTCCTTCTTTTGTTTAATTAGTTGTGAAATTGCTTCATAAATTCGTTTCTGGAATCCAGTCTTCAAGAATCTTTCATCAATTCGACTGAATGTTTCAATGCAGTCAGTTCTTGTTTGATGCATCATCAAACCGAAAATTTGTTCAATTGCTGGTTTCATAGTGTTGGAATGTATTTTGTTGAAACAACTTTCACTTCTTCAATTTCATCATTCCAGCATTCACCATTGAACCATGTCAGAAGATTCTTTCTGAATTTAACATCTGGTGTTGATTGAACATATTTTCGTGCTTGTTCTTGAATCCATGTTCTTTTTCCTTTTGGAATCTTCTTCCATGCTTTGAAACATTTTGCTTTGTCAATTTTCTTTCCATACAAATTCCAAAAGATGTCAAACAAAAGAATATCATTTTCATTATCATTATCATTATCACTATCGTGGTTTTTTGGGTTTGATTCGGTTTTGTTCGGTTTTTCAGAAACCATGTCGGTTTTTTCGGTTTCTGTCTTTTTCGGTCTTCCACCAAATTTTCCATTTTCACGATTCTTTTCACATTTGACTTCATATTTTTCAAAGTCACGTGTGAATTGATTCTTGAAAGGAATGAAACACATCTTCATTGCAAAGTCCAGTTCTGGTTCTTTTCCAGAATTGAAGTCACGAATTGCTTTGAATAGGATTCCAGATTGTTCATTTGTCAGTTCATCCAGAACCGAAAGTGCATCCATGTGAAGGATGAAGGATGTTTTTTTCATGATTGATTGTTTTGATTGTTTTTGCAAATATACTTTTTTTCAAATTACATTCTTGATTTAAAAACACGATACCAGACACCATCGATTTCTTTTTCTTCAAAATCAGTGTATTCTTCAAAGTCCATTGAAACTGAAACAACTGCACTTCCAGAAGTGAATTCATTGAATTGTGTTCCATTCTTCAATTGATTTGCAGTCATTGTCAATGCACCTGAAACATCATTGATGTCTTCAATCTGAATCTTGATGATGATGTTCTTTTTTTTCATTGGTGGTTTTTTCATGATTTGTATTTTGTTTCAAGATAATCAAGATATAACTTGACATTGAATGAACCACCTTTGTCAAGACAATGTGTCAATGTTTGGTTCTTCCAGAACTTGATGCAGTGCATGATGTCTGGTGGATGTGGAATGAACACATTTTCCACTTCGATTTTTTCTGTTTTTGGTTTCAAGTTTTTCATTTTTGAATGATTTTTTTGATGATTGATGAATGTTTGTCGATTTTGATTTTTGCTTCTGCAAGACTTTCTGCATGAATGATGGTCTTGTGCAGTGCAATTCTTTTGAAAGTCACTGCACTAATTTGAAACCAATGGAATTCGAATGTTTTCATGATGTTCTGTTTTTAGATTGATTATTTATTGAAATATTCGTTTGCAATTTTGTATGCAATTTCATCATTGTCATCTGATGTGATGTTCTTCAAAACATACTTCATTGATTTGATGACCTGAATCCATTCTTGATTGTCAATTTTTTTGTCAAAACATAGTTCAAACATTTCTTCAAAATGGTTCACTTCGTACAATTTGAATGTCAAACCACTGAATGAAAAAATGGTGTCATGAAATAAATTCACATCATTCATTGCAAGTGACATGAATGAAAATGATTCTTTTTTAATTTGTGCTTGACAAACAACTTCAAAATGTTGTGCAAATTTCAAATTGTTTTTCAATGTAATTAACTGATTTTCAAGTGTTTGTGTTGTATTTGCTTTCATAATTTCTGTTTTTTTTGCCTTCATTGACTTCACAAATATATCCTTTTTTTCTTTCATGATACCAACAAGGTGAAAAAAAAACCATCAAAACCATCATGGTTTGTCAAAAACCGAATGAATTCAATGGTTTCAGAATCAAAAAAAAATTCAATTATTTTTTCAGAATTCTTTCAAAAGACAATATGACACCACTTTTTGTGGTTTCACAAGTTCAATGATTTCAAGATATTTCTTTTTGTTGTTGACTACCTGACAACCAAGTGACCAACCACCGATGATTTCCTTGATTTCAGTTGATGTCAAATCGTATGTGTTCGAATGAAAGTTGATTCCACACATCACTGGAAATGAAAGACCTTCTTCAATCTTCTGGTCTTTGTCACCATCACGTGAAATCAAGAATGGTTTCACTTGTCGCAATGCTTCCATTTTTCCACGATGAAGACCAAACTTCCAAACATTGTAATAAAATTCATTTGTCTTGATGACTGCAACACCTTCTGGATTGTATTCATTGTAATTCATCAAACCATTCTTTCCAGCATTGGTTGTTCCAGAAGTCACCATGATGAATTGTTGTCCTTTGAAAAGATAAAATTTGTCATCAAATACATTGAAAGTGTCTTCTTGTGACTGAACACCAAGAATCCAGTATTCATTCGGAAATTGCTTGAATGATGGAAGTGACTTGACTTTGTTCAGAAGTTGTGCATCGGTGTAGTTTTTAACCATTTTTCTTTTTTCTATAAATTAGTGCAGAAATGACAAAAGTGAAGACCAGAATGACCATCACTTTTTCCAGTGGTTTGTTCGAATCATCCTGAATGAACTTTTCCACTTCATGTTGAAGAACTTTTTCGATGATGATTGTGTCCTGAATGACCAGATGACCATCGATTTCTTTTGTGTTGTGTTTCACAATGGTGTCACAATACAACAATGAATCATCATTTTTGCTTGTTTTCATTAGTTCTGGAAGACTTTTCGAATCTTCTTGTCCATTTGTGTCATTTGCAGAATAAAGTTCAGCAGATGTCATCAAAATGAAAGTGATTGCAATCAATGTTTTTTTCATGGTTTTTTGTTTTTTGAATTGAATTTTCTTCGAATCCAGTCAATGACAATGTCATAAACATCATTCACAAAATCATCAAGTTTTTCAGTCAGTTCATTTGCAATCCATCCAACACAAAATGAAATCAAGATGATGACCTTTTGTGAAACATCAGTGAAGAACATTTCAATCAGTCCAGTTGTTGCGTATGTCAAAACACCAGCAATCAACATTCCAATGAAAATGGTGGATTTGTTAAATTTCTTTTTTATCCCTTTCAACAATGCACCAACAACACCAATTGACATTGCAATTAAATCAGTCAAATTTTCCATTCCTTTCATTTTTTACAATTGTTCTTTGATTTGTCCATCTGTCACTGGTTCTTTTTGTGGAATCAATTTTGTAATTGCAAAACCAGTGTATTCAGTAAGGAATGAAAAAATCATTTCATCAAATGACATTGATTGTCCATTGCAAATGAATTCATTTTCCATGTATTCAATTGAAACTTGTGTTGTGAATTCACCAGTTTCATTTCCATCAGAATCAAGAACTGGAAGTTCATTCAAAATTGAAATTTCAGTGTATTTCTGAAAAGTGAACAAATTGAAGTTGTTTGCAATGATTGAAACTGCAATTCTTTCAAGTTTTTCATTGATGACATTTGTCACTGAATTCATTCTTGAATTTGAAATTTGAAATTCTGTCATTTCAGTCAATTCACGTTCACGTGTTTCTTTGTTATATAGAAATTCATCTATAAAAATGTAATTTCCTGAATTTTTCAATTCGTATTGTTTCAATTTACTTTCCATTTTTTATTTTTTTCAAAGTTAGTCACTATTTTCAGAAATGTGTTCGTTTGTTTTTGAATTTGTCACCGACTTTGCACTTCAAAATTGCATATCTTGATAATGGAAGATAGTCAAGTGTTGCAGATTCTTCAACAATCACTGGAAGGTCTTGAATTCTATATGAATGATTGTGTGCATTGTAGTCTGAAATGAACAAATCATTTTCTGACAACAAGAACAATTCAATCAAAGGTCTGGTGAAACATTCAAAAACTGGTTCAGTGATGATTTCGTATTGATTCAGGTTTTCACGAATCACACGTTTCATTTCACGATTCTGATAAATAATGTTGTCAATTTCAGTGTTTGGTTGTCGATTTCCAATGAAACCATAAAAACGAAAGGATGATTCCACATTTGAATTTGTGAAATCAATTTGTTCCATTTCATGATATGCATTGAAGAATGCACGAACACGTGCAGTTTTCAAAGTGCTTTGAATTGAATATTTTTGCAATTTGAATTTTCCCCAAATTACAAAACCAACAATTCCACTGATTTCATATTGAATTTTCAATGTGTAACATCCTTCACCATCTGAATTCAACACATCTTTCCATCTGATGGTTGTGTAATATGCAAAAGGTTCATTGATGAATGCTTGTGGTGTTGGAATGTAATTTGTTGCATTTCCATGTGAATCTTCCAGAACAAATGTGATGATGTCAGCAGAATCAGATAATTTCATCCATGCACTTGTGACATCATTTTCAAATGTCGATGATGAACCAGAACCAAAAACCAAATATTCACATTCACAACAACCTTTCAATCCACGATTCGGTTCTTCAAAGTTTTCTGGAAGTCTGATTGAATCGTATTCACGAAAAATTCTTTCTTCAATTCCACAACTTCGACATTCAGTTGCAGATGTAGTCATTTGAAAACCTTTGATATTCGGCAACCAAAAACCAAATGGACAATTTGAATTGTATTCCAAACGACCAAGTTGACCACTGACTGAACCTTCAAAAATCCATTCTGTAAAATTCCAATAAATAACTAAATTTTCGAAACCATTTCCAATATTACCATTCCATTGATATACATTTCTTCCATTGAATGTTCCAGTTTCAACAACTTGAAATGAAAAACCTTGAAGTATAAAAATACCATTTACATCAATTCCACAATCACATGAATCTTCAACTGGAAGACATTCCATTGTTGTGAAAACTTCAAATGTTGATGTGTCACCCCAAACTGGCATTGAACCAAGTGGTGGACATGGTGGTGTCGAATCCTTCCAAAATGTTGCAAGTGGGAATGCTGGAAATCCAAGACCACCGATTGAAACTTCCCACTGACCAGCACCAGAATTGTTGTAATAAAGGAAATAATCAACACCAAGATGATTCCACTGATAAAAATTGAAACCATTGTATGTTCCACCAGTTTGACTTTCAATTGTTGTTGTTGCAGTTTCACCAACAACCATGAATTCAATTCGAATACATTCACACATATTTTTTAAATTTTGCTAATTGTGACAATCAATGATGGTGTTGCTGGATGTGGAACAACCAAATCTGGTGCTTCTGCAATAAGTGTGATTGAAAGTGAAGAAACTGACCACATCATTTGAATTTCATCGAATGCTTGACAATCAAGAAATGTGTTCCATGATGCAACAAGATATTTTGTGCTTCCAATTAAATCAACGTGTGTGTTTGAATTTAGTATGTCAACACCATTTTGTCTGAACCAGATTGAAGTTTTTGCAAGTGAAACACCAGATGTTCGATTCAGTTGTGCAGAAAATTGAAGATTGTAAATTCCAGCAGATGGAATTTTGATGATTGTTGGTCTTCCAAAACCATCATTTTGAATCACAATTCCATTGTAAAAATCACTTGAATTCAATTCCATTGCTTTTGGTGTGTCCAAACTTGTGTGAAGTTGATTTGTGTCATCGTGAAATTGACCAAATGTTCTTGTTCCAGTGTCATTTGATGCTTCAATGATGTTATTGACATCAAGTTGTTTTGAAATCCAACCACCGACTTCTTGAACATCACAATCAATCATCACTGGAAGTGTTTGAACATCTGAAAGTGTTGCAAAATCAAGATATTCGTGAATTTTTTCGTTTGCCATTTTTTTTATTTTTTAAGATTTTTGTTTTATTGTTCCATCAGTTTTTTGTTTCAAAGTTCCATCAGTTTTCATTTTTCCTTTGATGTAAAATTCTGAACATCCTTTGATTTTTGTTGTGAATTTCACACCATTTTCAAGATTGATTTTGTCTGGATTGAAGAAACATTCCATTCGTGCAATTGTCGGTGTTGGAAAAGTCAAGTCACACAATGCACCAGAAAGTGGTGACAATGGATTCAGTGAATTGAAATCTGTTGGAACAATTGTGGAACAAATCCATCGTGGTGCAGATTCTTTTGGTTCAATTGTCAACATTCCCCAAATTGAAGACTGATTCCATGCTTCACCATTGACAAGTTCATGTGTTCCAACAACACGCATCAAAAGACCTTCTGTCACAATTCCAACATTTTGATTTGTGGAATCCATGAAAAGTTCAATGTTTGAAATTATTCTTTTGTCTGCATCGTAATTTTTCAAGTTGATTTCATCATCAAAAATGTATGCAAGACCACCACGAACAAGTTCAAGATGAAGATTCAATGTCCAGTCTGGATGATTTCCATATTCAAACCAGTTTTTTGTTTGGTCATTTGGATAAAAATCTGCACTTGCATTCAATTGTTGCAACCAATATTCCCACCGATATAAAAAAGGAAAATATATTTTCACACCATATTCATCAAATGTGTCAATTGATGGTTCAAGAACCAGAAGTGCATTTCTTTTGACTGATGTTGTTGGAAGTGTTGTCACAATTGCTTGTGATTGATTAATGATGTATTTTCCACCAACAAATGGAATTGATGCAATGTTGAAAAATGCATTTTGAAGTGTGAATGATTCACCAGTTGAAGTGTTCAATGCTTCAATTCTTGCAGTGAATGATTCAACTGAATTGTCATTCAATGGAATTCTGAATTTTCCAATATATGCAAGGTCATCTTCAATGTCTGCTGAATATCCAGAAGTGAAAACACCTGAATCTGTCACATTTTCTGAATGGTCAAGATATGTTGAAACATCCATTTCCAATTTTCCACCAATTGGTGGATTCGAAATCATCTGGTCATTGAAAACAAGCAGATTAATATTTCCAAACTTGAACCACAATCTGAACAATCTGTCACCTTCATCACAAGAATCCATGAATGTGTTGAAGTCAGTGTTTGGTGTGAAGACAACATCGATTGTGAAAATTGTTCCAATTGATGTGTTTGAAATTATTTCCATCGTATATCCAGCACCAACTGGATTCAATGGTGAAGAAATTGGTGTGAACAATGGAAGAATTGATGTTTCAATTGTCATTCCAAGTTCTGACTGACTTTGCAGTTTGTTTTTGTAATATGTTTCATTGTCTGGAATATAAGATGCACCGATTCCAAAGAATGAAGAAGATGAATCAATGACAATTTGAAATGTTGTCGGTGCATCGAATGCAAGGTCTGAAACACCTTGAACAAGTGTTGCTTGTGGAACACCTGAATTGAATGCTTCATCAAACCATCCAGTGTCTGCATCTTCATTCAATTGCAAAAGATAATTGTTTGAAGGTTCACCAGTAATTCTTTGAAAATTCATGTTTGTGTTAAATTTCAAACAATTTCCGAATGCAAAATATGAAGGTTCATAAATTCCTGACTGAATTATTTTGAAATCAATTTGATAATACAAAATATTTGATGAATTCGGTGGAACACCAGTGATTGATTGTGTGACATCAGTGATTTGAACACCTGAACTAAATTGTCCAGACCGATTTCCAATTTGAATTGCAGTTTGTGGTGTTGTTGTTGCAGTTGTCAAATCAAAAGTGAACCTTGTTTGTTCACCATCAATCAATGAAAAACTGCTTCCAGAAGAACCATTTGCAACATGATTGATGTCAATCACAACTGAACTTCTTTTTTGTCCATAACCGACATTCAATGAAGTCACCTGAATGATTTCACCAGAACCACTTGCAATCCATGTTGGAATTGAATTGACATCCAAATCAGTTGATGTCACATTTGTCACTTGTGTAAACCATGAAGTGATGACAGAACCACCAGAAGTGTATTTCAGAAATTGAACAACATCACCGATTCGAAATCCTTCTGTCAACCAATTGATTGAACCAGATGCAGTGACAATGTTGTCAATTGGATTCAAAACAAATGATGTTCCAGCAGTTGCAGTTGATGCTGAAATCCATGATTTCACAACAATTGATGCAAGAATTTTGTCACCAGCATCACACTGATAAAATGTTTTTGTATTTCCAAAAATGTCAGTGTAATTTTGACTAATTATTTGAACTGGCATATCTTTTTTGTATTTCGATTATTTTTTCAAGTTCACCTTTTTTCACTGATTCCATCAATGATTCGATGTCATTTGTTGCTTTGATTTTCAAATTGATGTGTTCATCTGGAATTTGTTGAATTGCTTTCTTTTGAAATTCAACAATTCCTTCAAGATTTTTTGTCAATCCTTCAAGCATTTTCAATGTTTCATTTTGTTTCATCATGCATCAATTTGAAGTGTGTAAACGTGTCCAGTTGCATATTGATTTCTTTGTTTATACGTGATTTTTGCAAATGATTTTTCATCAATCCATTCACAATTCAATATTTCACACATAAGTCCATCAATGATTGCAAAATTGTTGTCTTGCAAAGTTACAAAATCATTCGATGTCATTTGAATTCTGACATCACTTTTCAAAATCCAGTCATTTTCCTGAATCTGCTGGATGTAGTGATATTTATTCCACAACTGAATTGCACCGACTTTGTCTTTGAAATTGACTGGTTGTCTTCCATTGATTGTCCACAAGACTTTTGTTGTTGCAAAAAATTGTTGTGAAATCATCAAAACATTCTTTCTGTCACCGATTTGTGCTTCATAGTTTGTTCCACCACCAAAGACACCAGTGACTGCATCAATTACACTTGCAAGTGCTTTTGCTAATGATTCCAACCAGTTCAGTTTTTCTTTTCTTGCACCAAGTGCAAAAGGAATGTTGACATCTTGAAGTCCTTTGATTGAAACAAGGTCTTGATTGATGAATGATGTTGGTTCAGTTGAAAATTCACAATTGTGGATGTCATAAAGTACACCATCACATGAATGAATTTCACTGAAATCGGTCTGATAATGGATGTAATATCTTTTCCAGACTTCATCGGTGTTGTATTGAAATTCATCATCACGTTCACTTTGAAGTGAAAGTGCTGGAATCAATTGATTTGTTGTTTGATTCATCCACCAGTCACGTCTTTCAAACCTGACAACACCATTGTTCACTTTGATTTGTCCATTGAACATTGTTTGCATTCCTTCAATGAATGATTGCAGTGTCGGTGTTGTGTCTGATGAAGATGGAACACCTTTGTTGAATGCATTGTTCAAAAATGCTGGTTGGTAGTCAAAAATTGATTGTCGATTTTTCACAAGTGGAACTGGAAGAATTGTCCAGTTTGGTTCTGAATCCAAAAGTGTTGATTCAAATGTGAAACCAAGATGTTGACATGATTTTGTCATCAATTCTTTGAATTTACATCCTTTGAAATTTCGAATCGGTGGAAATAACAACATGAAAAGTTGTGTTGCAAGGTCAATGACAAGTGCAAGAATCAAAATGAAATATGCAATTCTTGCAAGACCTTTGATGACTGCAACAATCACGTCACCAGTGTCAATTGATGGTGGAATTCCGATGTTTGGTGTTGATGCTTGAATCACTTCTGAAATTGAATCAACAACTGCTTGTCCAGCAGAAACAAGTTCTTTTCCCATCACATAAAGTGAAATCAAAAGTGAAATTGCTTGTTCCACTTGATTTGGTGTGACAACCACGTATGGAATTGTTTCAAGATTGTATTGAACACCTTTTGCAAGAAACCATTCAAATGTTGCACCAGATGCTTTTTCAAAGAAGTCATCTTCACCTTTCCTTTTCTTCAATGCAACTTCACATTCAAAATTTTTGAATTTGGTGGATGAATCAAGAAGGTCAACATAATAATTCAGGACAACACCACCATCAAGTTCAATTCGATATGGAACACCTTCAAAAAGACCTTGTGATTGAATGTGATTTTTGATGATTTCATTTCCTTCACGTGGCAAAATTACATTGTCAGTTGTCAATTTCATCACTTCTGGATTTCCAGTGAAATCAGAAACAATTCCGATGTCAGTCCGATTTCGTGGTGAAATTTCAATGTCATTCAAAAAGTGTTTCATGGTCTGATTTTGTATCTGTTAAAAATTTTAGTATTTCCAGTTTTTGTTGTTTTCACAATTTCCATCATTGATTGTGTAATTTCACCAAGTTCAATGTTTGTTTCTGGTTTGTTTCTGATGGTTTCAGTCAACAAATCAATCTTGTTTGCAAGAAGTGCAGTGTCAAGTGCAGATGCAGATTGAAAGTCACCTTTCATCAGACTTCCAGTTCTTGATTCAGTTGCAAGTTTTGCAAGTTGTTCATTCGACATTGCACCAATTTGTTGATTCAAGTGTTTTGGAACAACACGTTCATTTGGATGAAGAATTGCATGAAAACCACCTTTTCCATCAACACCACGACCATTTTTTCCAGTGTCTTCTGTTCCTTCTTCAAATGCTGGAATTGTTGCAATGAATGTTTGCAAAAGTGCAATGTCTTTGATGGTGTCTGCAAGTGGTGTTTTTGAACCACCTTCAACTTTTTGTGAATATGTTGTCAATGCAGTTTCTGCAAGTTTGATTCTTTGAATTCGTTTTTGTTCTTTTTCTTTTTTCTTGTTTGCTTCATCAATGATTTTCTGATTTTCTGCAAGTGATTGTTGTGCAGTGATATTTCCATTTTTTGCAAGGTCTTCAAGCATTGTTTGTGTCTTTTCAGCACTTGCAATTTCCTTGTCAAGTTGTGCAATCTTCTTTTCTGATTGTTTCACAAAATAGTCAGCAGTTGCCTTGATGACTTCTTGAATTGCTTTCTGCTTTTCTGCTTCTTTTTTCAATTCATCTGCATCTGATTTTGCTTTGTCATCTGCATTTTCCTTGTTAAATTTTTTATTTCCATCAAGAATCTTCTGATTTGCATCTGTTTTTGCTTTCACCTTGTCATCTTCCAGTTTTTTCTGGTCATCAACAAGTTTTTCATCAAGAACAAGTGTTTTCAATCGCAAATCATCATCACGTTGTGCATTTTCAATGTCAAGTTGCTTCAATTTTGCTTGAAAATCTGCTTCAATTTTTGCTTTGTCTGCAACTGAAATTCCTTCTTGATTCATCAATTCGATTTTTTCGACAATCAATTTGTTCAATTCAGTTTCTTTTGCAATTTCATTGTCAATGACCATCTGATTGACTGCAAACTGCTTTCTTTGTTCAAGATTCTTTGCTTCAAGTGCATATCTTTCAGCAATTTTTGCATTCAATTCAGTGTTTGCATTGTTTAATGCTTCAAGGTTTGCTTTGTCAACTGCATCTTGTTCTTCTGGTGTTTTTGCTTGTTGCAATGTCACACCCAAAACAACATTTCCAGTTTCTGCTTGTGCTTTTCCTTTTTCAACAAGTGCATCAATTTCTTTTGTCATGTCTGCAACTGCACGATTTTGATAAATTTCTTCAAGTTGTTGCATCAAATCAATTGATTCCTGAATGTAGTCATTGACATCAGACAATGCAGTTCTGAATTCTTTTGCAGAATCAGTTGCACCATGAAATGATTCTTTTGTTTTCTGAATATTGACAGAATAGTCTTGTGTTGTTTGTGATGCTTCAAGAAGTGAAACACGTGATTCATCATTTATGTCTTTGAATGACTTTGCATCGATATTGTATTGATTCAATGATGCTTGTGTTGATGCAATCTTTTTGTTCAATGCATCAATTTTCTGTCCATATCCACCATATTCATCAAAGACAACACCAAATTTCTTCATGACATCTTGAATTCTTTGACTTTCAGCAGTTTCTTCAACACCCAACATTCCAGTGCTTTGAAATTTGTCTGCTAATGGTTTCAAATTTTTGTATTGTGCTTTCAAAACATTCAAATTGTGTTGATTCAAGTCAGCACCATCTTTTGATTTTTTGATGTATTTGTCTTGAATTTTGATGTTTGCTTCTGACATTTCTTTTTCAAGTCTTGCTTTGTCAGTTGCAGATTTTGCACCAGCAATTTTTGTTCTGTAAAGAAGTTCAGATTTTCTTATTTCTTCATCGTATGCTTTTCTTGTTTTGTCTGAAACTTTCGATGCATCTTCTGCACCTTTTTGTTGTGCTTCTTTGAAAAGGTCTGCTTGTCTTCTGGCTTCTGCACTTGCAGATGCAACATTTGCCCACCAATTATAAAGTTCCACCAACAATGAAATAATCAAAACAAATGGAATTGCTTTCATTGCATTTCCAGCACCTTTCATTGCAGTTCCAGATGCAGTTGCAGTTGTTCCAACCATTTGTTGTGACCTTGAAAGTTGAATTTGTTCCAAACGATACGCACGTGTGTATGGAATATTTTTCAACAAGGTTTGACCAAGTTCTTTGAAACCACCATTTGCAATCCATTGTTGTGCTTGAATTGCTTTCAATGTTCCTTTGTAGATTAACCATGTTCTGATGACTTTTCCAACAATTGTCATGATTGTTCCAAGATTTGCACCAAGAAATTTCAATCCATCAATCAGATTCTGCATTGCACCACCACCAGAACCAAGTTGTGTGAACATTGCAAAGAACGAATTCTTCAATTCCATCAATGCATGACCAAGTGTGTTGGTTCTTTGTTGTGCTTGTTCAGTTGCAGTTCCTTGTTCGTACATCTGACCATTCAATTCTTTGATTCTTTCAGTGTTTTGAAGAAGTGCAAGTGATGCAGTTGCATTTTCAGTTCCAAAGACTTTCATCAATGCACCAGTGTCTTCTGTCAATGGTTTCAACATTTCCAGTTTTTGTGTGATTGACAATGCTGGATTTGCAAGTTCAGTCAATGAAATTCCAAGACCTTCAAGTCTTTCTTGTGCTTCTTTTGGAAGTGCATCTGGTGCTGACAATTTCAACATCACATTTCGAAGTGCAGTTCCAGCTTCTGCACCTTTCAGACCTTTTTCTGCAAGAAGTTCAATCATTGCAGTTGATTCTTCGACTGATGTTCCAGTTGATTTTGCAACTGCACCAAACTTCAAAAGTGCTTCTGTAATTTGTGGAATTTCAGCAGAACCGAATTTTGCACCATTTGCAAGAACATTCACGAATTTGTCTGCTTCACTTGCAGATGCACCGAATTGATTCATTGCATCGGTCAATGCAGTTGCAGATTCTGGAAGTGTCATTCCAGATGCTTGTGACAAAGTGATTGCAGATTGTGTCACTGCATCAAGTGCTTGTGCATTTTCAAGAAGTTCTGGTTTTGCTGAACCGATTAATTTGTATGCTTCAACAACTGCACTTGCACCACCTTCAACATTGACACCAAGTTTGTTTGCTTGTTCTGCATAAAATGCAAGGTCTGCACCACCAGCACCAGTGATTGCTTGTAAATCTGCAACTTGTTGATTGAAATTCATCAATTCTTTGACACCTGACTGAATGACAGAACCAACACCGAATGCAAGACCAAGTTGACCAAGACCATTCTTCAATTTGTCAACTGCACCAGTGTAATTTCCAACATTTCTGAAATTGTCACCGACTTGTGCATCAATTTTCTTCAATTGTGCATCTGCAAGTTGTGCTTGTTTCGTGACTTGACCATATTTTGTTGCAAGTTTTGAATATTCATCAGTGTTTTTCTTTCCAGCAACTTCCAGTGCAATCATTTGTGATGCAAGTTCCTTCGATGCATTCTTCAATTCACGTGTCTTGACAACAAGTTGATTGTATGCAGATGCTTCTTTCTTTGCAAGTGCTTCTGCTTTTGCAAGTTCTTTGTTCTTGATTGCTTCTGCACGTTCAAGTTCACGTGTCAATCGTGCTTGTTCACGTTTGGTTTTGATGCTTTCAGTTTCTGCTTTTGATGCTTGTTGTTGTGCTTTTGCAGATTCTGCAAGTCTTTTTGCATGAAGTGCTTCCAGTTTTTCAATTTCTTGTGTTGATTTTGTCAACTGCTGGTTTGCTTTTGATTTCAATGTTTCAATCGAAATTGCTTCTTTCATCAATTTGTTCGATTCTGCTTGTGCTTTGTTCAGTTCATTGATTGATTTCGATGAATCAAACTTTGCACCACCGACTGCTTTCTTCAATGTTTCAGCAGTGGTGACAACTTCACGATTCATTGATTCAAGTGTTGTGATTGTTTTTTCAGCACTTTCACGAATTGCTTTGAAAATGTCAATTTCCTTGAATATGTCATCAATTCCAATTTTCTTCATCTTTTTTTTATTTTGAAGTTTTTAAACTTTTTTCGAATTCTTTCATCATGTCAAAATATTCACGTGTTGTGACTTTTTTTGAATCAATCCAGTGATTCATCCATTTCGATAAGTGAACAAGTGTTTGTTCAATGGTCATTCCATTTTTGTTGTTGTTGACCATGTTTTCAAGTCTGACAATCTGCATTTCAACTTCTGTCAATTTGAACCGATTTCTTGTCAACACAAAATCAAGTTCAAGCAATGTTTTTTTGTGCATGGTTTTCAGAAGTTTGATGTACGTTTCAGAAAGACCAAATTCTTTGATGTAAGAATCGAAAATCTTTTCAAAGTGTAATTCATCCAGAAATTGATTTCCATGCTTGAAATCTTTCCTGACATACTTCATTTGACCATTTGTGCATTTTATCCAATTGAACAATGGAAGTTCTTCAATGTCATTGTAGTAATTTATTGACTTCATCGATGAATCTTTTCTTGATTTCAATTGCAAGTTTTTCTTTGTTTTCATCAGTAAGTCCGACAATACCTTCACCATATTTTTCAAAAAGGTTCTTTTTTTTTCCATCTTCATCAATTTTGACTGGTTGTGCTTCAACAACAAATGAATCATTCAAAACAACAATTCGCATCGATTTGTAAAATTCACCAGTGTCAAAAAGTGTGTAATGACTTCCAGCAACTTTGTCTGGATTCAACATTTCAGTCCATTCAGAATAAGTTCCAATGATGTCACCATCTTCATCAACACCTTCTTTGAACAACTGGTCTTGTTGAATCATTTCAAGAATCATGTTTGACAATGTCTTGTCCATGAATACCTTGTGCCAAATTGTTGAAGTGTGAAGTGTTCGAAGTTTGTTCAGCACTGCACCGATTTCTGTCTGCATCAAATCCATTTCACAAAGTTACTAAAAAAGGGAACACATTTCTGCATTCCCTTTTCTTCATTTCATTCTTCAATCAATTCATTTTCATGCTTTGACTGCTTCTTGTTTGATGTCTGAAACTTTGAATTTGTCCTTCCATTTGACCATTTCATTTTCAAAAATCTGAATTGTTCTTTCGAATGATTCTTCATTTTCAACTTTGAAATGATTCAGCAAAAAGACTTTCATTGTTTCAGCATTCATCTTTTGCAAATCAATCACATTGACTGAATATTTTCCTGAAACAATCTGAAATGTTGATTGAAACAATGCAACAATTTTTTGTTGTGGAATGCTTCCATTCATTGTGAAGTATTTGATTGCAGTTTTGACATCCTTGAATGTTCGCATTCCTTCTTCATTGAAAGGAATCATCAGTTTTGTTTTTTTCTTTGCCATTTTTCAAGAATTAAGCAGTCCAAGAATAAGAACCAGTGAAACCAGTTTTGATGATTGTGATTGTGTATTCAGTTCCAGCAGTGAATGCAAATGACAATGTGTAATTTCCATCAACATTTTCCACAACTGAAATCGGTGTCAACACACCACCAGCATCTGACAACTGGAAGTCAGCAGTCACTGCACCAATGAATTTGATTGGATTGTATGCAGTACCATAGTCAAGAACTGCATCAAAAGTGATGTCAGCTAATGTTTCAACTGAATTGATTGCATTCACATCAACAAGACCTTCAAGTTCATTGAAGTTTTGTCCAGCTTCTGTTGGTGTTATCATGTACATTGTTGATTCATCAAACAATCTGTCAAAATCGAATGCAACCATGATTTTTGAAGTTGTTGTGTCAGTTGCAAACATATATTTCGGGTCAAATGATGGATTGTCCACTGGAATTGGAAACAAGAAACCATTCACTTTTGAACCGACAAGATTTCCATTCACATCCACGATGAAAACACCAAAATCAACACATCGGTTGTTTTGCATTTTTCCAAGAAGTGTTGGTGAAGAATCTTCTGACCACAATTCACCAGCAAAACTTCTTTTTCCTTGTCTGATGAACACCATTCTTCCAGAATTTGCTTCTTCAAAAGTTGTGTCTGCTTTTGCAAGTTCCACATTTTCGAATGCTGGAAGTGGAAACCATCTTTTTGATGCATCCAGTTCATTCACCAAATCATTCCAAACTGGAATTGGTGCAGATAAATCAATCGAATTCAATGTTCCATCATTTGCTTTCAAAGGAACAAGAATCAATTTTGAAGTGACCGATTGAATCGGAACACAATTAGGTCTTCCAGTATTGGACAAACCTGAATTACAATTACATCCTAATGACATTTTTTTTCGTTTTAATTTTTTTTTGCACCAAAATCGGTGACTAACATTTGCAATTTTCTTTGTATTTGACAAGTGTCAAGCGTAATTCAACACCAGACAAGTCTGCATCCAGAATGCTTTGAAACATTCCATTTTCTTTTTCGACACCAAATCTTGAAAAAGTCAAAATTTCGAAGTCTTCAATTCGTTTGAAAACACGATTTCCATGAACTGATTCGATGAAACCATTCACAAGTTCAGTCATCGGTCTGACAACATTGTCACGATGGTCTTGTGTGTAATAATTTCGAACATCAGTTTCATCCAAAAAGAAGATTCGAAGTTCTGATTCGAATTCAATTGTTGATTCCCTTCCAAACTGCTTGAATCTGATGAAATCCAAATACCAGACAATCGGTGTTTTTGCAGTGACATCATTTGTGACAATTGTCCATTCACGATTTGCAGACATTTTTGTTCCAGTGATGAAGTATGGTTCATTGATGGAAATAATTCCTTCAAGTGGTGGATTTGATGCATCAACTGGTGTTGCAATCATCCATTCATCGATTGAAAAATCAGTGACCACATATTCATTTCCAGAAGAATCAGTGACCTTCTTTCCTTTCCGAATCCATTTTGTTTTGCAGACATCAGTTCTGTCCAAATTCACATTGTAAATTCCGACAATTGTGTTGTCAATATCCAGAACAATCTGGTGGATGATATTTGAAAGGTCTTGATTCATATCCAGTAAGCAAAAAGTTTTTGAATTCCATTGAATTTTCGAAAGTCACCAGCACCAACTTTCACAATTTTCACTTTGCAGTTGTTGTCACCACCATCAATGATGAATTCTTCATCGACAACATAGTCAATTCCATCTTCATTCACTGAAATCAAAGTGATTTCACCATTTGTCAAAGTGTCAATGTCGAAAGTTGCATCTGCATTTCCACCATTGATTGTGATTGTGTCACCGATTGAATATCCTGAACCAGTTTCTGCAATTGTCATCGACAAAACACCACCAGAACCATCTTCAATCACGTTCACCACCAAACCACTTCCAGAACCACCAGTTGTTGTCACATCAAGTGCATCAACATATCCAGTTCCAGCATTGACTGGTGTAAATGTGTCACAACCATCAATTCCATTTGCAGTCACATCAAGTGTGAAACCTGAACCGACTGATGAATTGATGACATTGGTGACAAGAAGTGTTGCATCTTGACCACCAGCATCAATTGTGATGATGTCATCCACTGCATATCCAGAACCAGCACTTGCAATTGTGAAGGAATCGATTCCACCAGAACCATCTTGAATGATGTTCAAAGTCAAACCGATTCCATTTCCACCAAGTGTTGGAACATTCAATGCATTCACATATCCAGTTCCAATTGAAGTCAATGTCATTCCATCTGTCATTCCAATTTGATTCACCTGAACATTGTTTGCAGTTGCATATCCAGAACCGATTGATTCTTGTGTAATATGCACAACTTGACCGAATTTCATTGTCGAATTCAAAACAATGAATGACCGAATTGCATTGTATGTTTTCACTGCTTCATTGTATCGTGTGTACATCATTGAATTCAATGTTGTGACCTTCTTTGAATTTTCAGATAGTTGTGAAACATTTCCAAATGGTGTCTGCTGGTTCATCTGGTCTTTTGAATACTCAAAATAAATGAAACCTTTCAACATTTCAAGAATTCCTTCTGAAATCAAAAGATGCAACAAATTCACATTCTGATGGAATTCATCGAATATCTGAATGAAATTCGGTGATTCTGGTGCATTGTTGACATCAAGGTCAGCAATGAAATCATCAAAAAGTGTTGCACCAAACAATTCAATCAAATATCTTTTTTCATATTTGTTGATGTAGTCTTGCAACTTTGTCTGGTCATAAAGACCAGTGTGCAATTCATATTTTCCAGTGAAATCTTGTGGTGTCAAAAACATTCCTTTTATTTTTTAAGTTTTCCAAGTTTTCTTTTCAAAAAGATTTTCAGCAATTCACCAGAAATCTTCCAAATTGTTCCTTTTGGCATATGTTTATTTCCGAATGATTCGAATTCGTATTCTTTCAAATCATCAATTTCGATGTCCAATTTCAGACCACCTTCATCTTTTGTGAAGTGTGCATCAACTTTTTTGGTGTCAACATCGATTTTGACATTTCCTTCTGAATCACGATGGAATTCAACATCAACATTTTTGGTGTCAATACTGATGTCAATCGGTTTTTTTGTTCTTTTTGGTGTCTTCATTGTGATGCTTTTTTAATTTATTTCTTTTCTAAATGACTGAAAATCATTAGATTGCAGGGTCAAGTGCAACAATTGCAGTTTGAATTGTTCCTTTCACGAATGCATTCACATCATTCAATTTCACATAATGAACTGCACGTGCTTCTGCAAGAATTGTCACCATGTTACGTGCAAAATCATCATTCACATATCCAACCTGAATGTTCACGTTTTCACGAATACGAAGATTCGATTTTGTCATGTCACCAACCAAGAAATTTCCAGCAGTCATGTATGTTGTTGAAACAACAATCAAGTTTGCAACACGAAGTTCATTGTTTTGTGATGGATAGAAAATCGGCATTGTATATTCACCACCAGTTGCTTTTGTCAATTGCATTCTTGCAACATCAACTGGATGCAACACCACGTGTGTTGGTGTGAATTTTGCACTTTCGATTTGTGAAATTGAAACACGAATCACATCAAGAATGTTTGCAACTGGAATTGTATTTGCAAAAGTTCCAGCAGAAAATAATGGTGCAAAAGAAAGAATTCCTTCCAAATCAGTTCCACCAGCACCATTCAAAATTGAATTGTCCATTGCAGAAAGAACACCACCAACCAAATCAGTGTTGATTTCATTCTGGATGAAAGACAAGTCTGACAACATTTCTTTTGAAACTTTCACCATTCCAGCAACTTTTTTCACTTGCTTTGAAATTTCAGTGTATGATGCTTGATATTCAGTTTTTGCAACTGCTTCACCAGTCCATGCAGATTGTGGTTGTCCAGTTTGTTGAATGTATGTGACATACATTGAATTTGTTGTTCCACGATTCACTGCAAACTGCAACAAGTTCACTTGTCTTTGAATTCGGTTCACTTCGGTGTCAAGTTCAGACAATGCACGTGTTCCAGTGTAGTCACCAGCAATTGTTGTGTCTGCTTTCACTTCAAGGTCAACACTTTTTCCAGACTTGATTGTTTCAATGTTTGCTTCAATCGATTTCACGATTTGTTCACTGAAACCAAGTGGTTTTGCAATGTTCTTGAATGCTTTTTCTGACATTGCTTCAAGTTTGCCTTCCATCTTTGCAATTGCTTTTTCGATTTCAGCACTTTTTGTTTCAAGACCTTTCAATCCATCAACATCACTTTTCAATGCAGTCACTTCATCAGATGTGACCATTGAAGTCATTTTTTCTTGAATCAAGTTGTTCAATTTTTCGACAACTTGTTCTGGTGTTAAATTTTCCATTTTTTGGATTTTTTTTGTGTGTTTGTTAATACTATTTTAAACTATTCAGGACAAATGACCAGTCAAATTCTGGTTCTTTCGACTTGATTTTTTCTGAATGACCTTTGACAATCGGTTCAGATTCTGCAAGTGACACCAGTTGCTGGTTCAAATATTTTATTTTCATTTCAATTTCGAACAATCGGTCATCAGTTCCTTTTCCATTGACCAATGATTTGACAAGAAGGTCAATTTCTGATGACAATTTCTTTGCAAAATCAATCTTTTCTTCTGACTTCATGACCTGAACCACATTGGTGAATTCATTTGCACCGAATGTGACTGCTGAACCTTCCCACAACATGACTTCTTTGATGTCATAAAAACCACCAGATGGAAGTGTTGAATCTTCAATCCACTTCATTTTGTCTGCAATGTACTTGAAACCGATGGAATGTTCACGAATGATTCCTTCTTCATAGTCTTTCCATGCATCTTCACCAAGTGATGAAGTTCCAAGTTGTGCAACTGCAAACAAACCGATTTCATCTTCACCAAGTTGATTGAACTTTCCGATTTGTTTTGTCCAGTCATGGTGTCGAAGGAATGCAATCTTTCTGTTTGATGTCGAATTCACACCATGTTCATTGATTGACTTTGTGAATGCACCTTTTCTGATGATGTCAAAGTCTGAATCAAGGATGTCGAATTTTGACAGATATATTGCAACTTCACGTTTTGATGCATCCATGTCTTTGACTTCGAATGCTTCTTTTGTTGAATAAAGTTGATTTTGTTTCATATTTGCAAAGTTAGTGTTTTTTTATATTCCAAGAAGTGTCTTCATTTCATCTGATGTCATATCGATTCCAAGACCTTTCAATTTTTCCAGTGTTTCAGACTTCAATTTCATGGTTGTTGCAACTGCAACTTCATCATCTTGCATCACTGGAAGATGGTCAAATTCTGCAATCAGTTTCAATCCTTCTTCATTCAAACCAATTTGTTGACCAATTGCATCATACATTTGTTGTGTTTCTGGAATGATGGTGTCTTGATATGTCATTCGAATTGAATCACGAACATTTGTGAATGTTGCACCTTTTTCAGTTGAAAAGATGTTCAGTGACATTCCAAAAGTGTCAATGATTGCAATCTTGTCAGCAGTCAATTCTTCAAACAACATCAAGTCTTTTGTCGGAAATGACATCGGTTTCCAGTCCACTTGACTTTCAGTGATTATCAATTCATCCTTCTGTCTTCTGAACCAGTCTTTTTGAATCTGCTTCTTTTCTTCTGGTGTCATTGGAATTGCACCACCCATGTCATTGTTTTGTGTCGAAAGAATACCAATTGCACCGATATTTTCCAGAAGAACATTTCGTTTGTGATAAGATGCTTTGATGTTTGACAATGGAAATTTCAGTGATTCCATTCTTGAAACTGGTTTGACAATGTTCATTCCATCATTTGTCATAAGATAAATCAAATCAGCAAAATCAATTTTTTCAGTGTTCTTGTCATCGTATTGGAACACGAATGAATCAATCAGACCATCTTGTTCCATTTGCTTCAATTTCTTTCCTGAAAGATTGATTTGAATCTTGTTTGAAGGTAGTGGAACAAACAAATTTCTGATGTCAAATGACCTTTTTGGTGCATATATGAATGCATTCGAATAAAGTGCATCTTGAACTGAAAGTGAATAAACCAAATCAGACCATGATTGAACTGGATTCGGTTTGTTCAGGACATCATTGAACCAGTGATTCGTGACTTCATTTCCATCTGCATCAACAAGAAGTGGTTTGTTTGAAGACATCATTGATGCACGTCTGTCAATGACCATTCGAAGTTCAGGAATTTCCAGATACAATTTCCACCAGTCATTTGTGTCAATCCAGACTGCTTCTTTCACACCCCAAATTTGATTGACAAAAGGAAAGATTCGATTCATGTCATTGATGATTCGATTGTTTGCATTGTCATTGAAACCGAAAAATGCATCAAAAAAGTTCAGATTCATATTTTTATCTTTTGATTTTTACAAAGTTAGTGAAGATTTTTGAACATTGATTGAACAAAGATTGAAAGTCCAGCACAACAATCTGGTGCATCATCATTCTTGTTCTTTCCTTCTTTGGTGAATGACAACAAGTTCTGGATGAAAAGTTCTTGATTCTGGTCACCAGTTTTGACAAAGATGAATCGATTCTGGATGAATGCAGATTGCATCATGATTCTGGTCATCTTATTGACTGAATTGTGAACCAGAAGGATTCTGGATTTCGTTTCTTTTTGAAGATTTCTTCCAAACATTGCACCGACATTGTTTGATTCAACACGACAATAATTGACTGACCACTGATTCAATTTGTCTGCAATCAATGGAATGCTGACATCAGTGTTGTCACGTGTGAAAACATAGTCAACAATGAACAAATCATTCTTAATGATTGCACAAATTGCAAGTGCAGTGTAGTCAATTCCAGCATCTGCAACATCGACATATCCGATGCAACCTTCAATCAATGAAATTGGATTTCCTTGTTCATCTTTTCCTTTGGAAATGTCTTCAAATTCTTCTTTTGAAATGCTTCTGATGTCAGTGAATGTCCTTCCAGCAATGTCAACTGGTTCTTGTTGGTATTCTGCACACCAGATTTCATTTGCAGTCTTCTTTCGTTTGTCCAGATATTCATCAGTTGACATGACTGCTTCACAAAAAGACTGGTCATTGTCATCCAGTGCTTTGACCATGATGGTCTTCTGATATGAATTTGATTCGATATTCCTTCCAATGACATCATTCAATGACCATCGTGTTCCAATGTCAATCCTTGCACAACCACGTTCAAAACGTGAATCATGTGTTGATTCCTTCCATGAATTGATTCGGTCATTGATGGTGTCTGACAATGCATCTTCAATTCCACGATATAAATCATCAGTGATTGCAACATTCGATGCACCAAAACCGATGATTGTTCCACCAACACCAGCACCAAAATATGCAACTTGTTTTGACTTGTTGGTGTTCCATCCTTGAAGATTTGATTTGTCATCTGACAACACAACATCAGTGAAAATCTGTCTGAATTTGTCTGATTTGACAATTGTTCTGACATCGTAACTGAATTTCAAGAATAGTGTTGCAGTGCAAGTGTTTCGCATCACTGACTGGTCTGGATTCCTTCCAATTGTCCATGCACAAAACAATGAAGTGATGTAAGATTTTCCAGCACGTGGTGGTAAACTGACCGACAATGATGTGATGGTTCTTTCTTCAATGTCCTGAAATGCATCTGCAATTTCTTTCAAGAAAGGTCTGGACATGAAGAATTGTCGGTCATAGTGCAGACAGAAGTTCCAGAATTGTCTTTTGCAAAGTTCATGCTTCAACAATTCCTTCAATTGGAATGACTTATTCGACTGAATTTGTGTCATCTTCATTCAAAAGTTTGATGATGTCATCAGTTGAAAGACCAGAAAAGTCTGGTTTTGTGTTGTGGACATCAATTTCTGACTTTTCAACATATCCACGTTTCTTTCCTTGTGTCTTCAAAAAGAAGATTATCATGGTGTCTGAACCATTTTCAATCCTTTCGAACATCTTTGATTCAACAAAGTCCAGTGCAGATTCACGAATGTCATCAACTTCTTTCTTGAATTCTTCATCTTCTTTCATCCATTTGTAAAATGTTGACCGATGAAGTTTGACTGATTGAATTGCAGATGTCACAACACCATTTGAATGATGCAGTGCTTCAATCATTTTCTTTTTTATAGTGTCGATATTGTCTTTTGTCATGTGATTAGTTTTTAATTGTCCATCATGATGATGATGTCTTCTGGAAAACAAATTGATGTCCTGAACAAGAAGTCTTCTGCTTCATATTCATTCAAACCAAATGATTTGACCACTTTCAACATTTTCTTCCATGAATAGATGTTTTGACCTTCTTTTGACTGACCAAGAATGCAACCATCGAATTCTGATGACATTGTTTCTGAATTTCTGATTGTTGATTCGAATGAATCTTCTTGATTTTCGTTCATATCTGGAAAGAACATCAGAACAACCAAATGATGAACTTCACCAAAAGAACAATTGCAGTGACTGCAACAATTCTGACTGATGATTGAATGATGTTGTCGATGTTGTCAAACCACTTTCTTATGGTCAACAATTGCAAATGTGGCAAAATGACCAGCAGTTGTCGGTCAATGAAATACAATGCAAGAAGTATTGGTGTCAAAATTACACCGATGATGAATTTGAAAATTTCTTTTTTGTTCATGTTTTTGTTTTTTAAGTTAAAAAAATGATGATGCATCCAAACCAAAACAGAAAATCGAAAGATGCACCACCATTTCAAAACAATCAATCTTTGCAAAGATACAAATCTTTTTGTTCGAAAGTGATTGAATGAATGTGACCAGTCATTTTGAACTTCTTGACTGGAATGTCATTGAATTCAAGAAATTTCCTGAATGTTGACATATTTTGTTTGATTGTTTCTTCCTTCCAGAAGATTTCACATTTGTCTTGAAGACCGAATTCATCACTGAATGTGATTGCATCAAAATCAATTCCATATCCTGACATCAAACATTTGATGGTTGTTTCAGTTGGAAATCCATTTTCAAATTCAATTCTGCATCTGATTATTTTCATTTATTTTGGATTTGCGACATTTTTGTCATCCATGTGAACCGAATCCATCATTTTTGATTTTTTGTGTTTCAGATGTGATGAATGACATCAATTTCCACCATCTGGTGAATATGTCAATGATTTTTCTTTTCATTTTGTTCTGTTTTGTTCGTACATGAAGAAGATTTTTGGAAAATTCAGTTTTTTCATGATTGCTTCTGCATAATTTTCTGCATCTGAAATCATCTTTTCTTCCATTTTCCAGAAATTATTGAATTTAGACAATTCCAGTTCATCTTCATTCAGAAGAAACACCAGATGCATTGTTTCATGCATGACAAGAAGTGATGTTTTCCAGATTTCTTGTTCATTCATTGTTTTTTGATTCAAAAACAGAAATGGTTTGTCATTTACTGGTGACAAATTGCAAAAACCATCGATGTATGTTCCACCTTCTTTCATTCTTCTGGAACAATCATCAAAAGTCAAACCATGCAGTTCAGATGTGTTGAAATATCTGAACAAATCACGTGCATCTTCACCAATTAACAAGGTGAAGTCTTCAAATATGTGTTTTTCAAGCATTTTTTTTCGGTTTTTAGTCTTCAATGTATGGAATTTCAATCACGAATCCTTCCAAATCTTCTGAAAGTTCAATTTCCTTTTCCTTGTCAATTCGTTTGCTTTGACCATTGACCACAACAAATTCATGTTCAGGAAAAAGAACACCGATTTTCACGATGTTCTTTTTTGTGTTTTCTGCTTTTTCCATTGTCTTTTTTTTCAAAGTTAGTGACTTATTTTCAAAGGTCACGAACACGTGATGGAAAACCAGAATACATTGTTGACCAGATTGTCGGTTCTTCATCAAAGACCAGTTCATCATGGTCATCAAAGTCAAAACCGAATGCAGTGACATCATCATTGATGATTTCTTCAATCAGACTGCAAAGAAGATTGATATTCCTTTGATTGATTTCAACCGAATGATTCCTTTCATCATCGAATTCGAATGAATGAACCTTCACATCAATTTCATAAAATCTTCCATTTCCATCATGTGACCTTGTGTTGATGTCAAAATCAAATTGAAACATCAAATCAGTTCTTCCATTGAACTTGATTGTTCCGAATCCTTCATCATTTTGATGGTGTTCGATTTCCAGTGTCCAGTTTCTTCTTTTCATGATTTCAGTTGTTTTGTAAGGTCATGAAGTTGTCCTTGAAGTTCATTGATTTTTGACTTGATTTTTTCATTTTCTTCATCCATAATGAATTCAATTGATTCCAGTTCAAGAATCTTTTTTGTCGATTCTTCAATGATGTGATTGAATTCAGATGTCTTCATCAAATATCCAAATGTGATGGATTTCGAAAAGTTCATCACTTCGATTTTTTTTGAATATTCATTCACCATTGAAAATGTGATTGACCAGTCTTTCTTTGTGAAGTCTGAAAAGTACACATTGACTTCAAGATTTGTTTCTTCCATTTTGATTTTCGTGAATCCACTTGTGAAGTTGTGTTTGTGACCATGATTTGCAAATCTTTGTGCAAGGTCAAGAAATTGTTTTGTGTTTTTTGGTGTCATTTTTTCTGTTTTTAGATTGTGAAAGACTGGTGTGCATTTCACACCAGTCTGATTTGATTTGATTATTTATTTCGAATTGTTGTTATGAATCTGAAATGTGGTGCTTTGATTTCACCACAAGCAAAGATTGTTCTTGCATGAAGTTGAATTTTGTCATCTGAAATCAAGAATTCAAATTCTGATGGTGTTCCACCACTGATTTTTTCTAATTTCAAAAAGGTTCTTGTGATTTTTGCTTCAATCATTTTGCAAACCATTGTTTCAATTTTTTGATTGAATGACTTGTCTGCATCATTGATGAATTCCAAAGTTTGCAACATTTCTGGTCTTCTTCTTGATTCAATCAATTTGATGTGTTTGTCTTTGTGTTCTTGTGAATTCCATCCAGTTTTGATTGAAATTTCAGCATCTTGAACTTTTTTAATTGATTTTTGAATCAACATTTCTTCCATTTTCATCATAAATTGAATGTATTCTTTCAAATATAAATTTTTGAAATCTTTCAAATTTCGGTTCAAAAGTGAAGTTAAACAATCTTTTGCATCCTTGATTCTTTTCAATTCTGCATTGCTAACTGATTGATTTTGTGTGTTTTGTGTGTTTTTCATGATTTTTAGTTTTCTGTTTTGTTTCTGCAAATATACTTATTTTTTTATATTATAACACAATGCACAAAAAAAGATGCATTTTTTTTTCATGCACCTTCTTTCAATTATTTTTTATTCAGGAATTCACCAATTTTTTCAAGTGTGCTGGAATGCATTCCTTTCTTCTTTTCTTTGGTGTTCATGAATTCCCACAAATGTGACTGATGAATTTTTGCATTTCTTGCAAATTCGGTCAATGTGATGTTGTTTTTTTCAATGTGTGACTGAATCAATTGTTTCACATTTGCATTCAAGTCTTTCAATTCTTCTGATTTCATTATATTTTTATTTAAAGTGATGAATAATTTATTTTATGATTTTTCCAAATCATTTATAGCTTTTATTTTTAGCACAATATGAATGATTTCAAACATTTCTGTTTCAGTCAAAATCAAACCATGTTCTTCATTCATGTGATTAAAAAGTTCTTGAAAATTCATCTGCTTATTAAAATGGTGGTTCATTTACATCATCAAGAAATGATGTCAAAGGTTTCTTTTCTGGTTGTGATGGTTGTTCTGGTGCTTTTTGTTCCATCTGCTGGAATGTTTTTTGTTCGAATGATGTTCCAGATGTATTTCCATAACTGATTGACCATGCTTCAATTGAATTGAACCACTTCTTGACACCTTCTTTTGATGTCCATGACCTTCCACGAATGTTGATTGATGCATCGATGATGTCACCGAATTTCAGATTGTTCAGAAGGTCACATCTGTCTTGTGTGACCTGAACTTGAATTTCTTGTGGAAATTTTCCTTCTGTCTGAATTACAAATTCACGTTTTTTGAATTTTTCAGACATGATTTCCAGTTGTCCAATGTGGATGATTTGTCCAGATATTTTCATGATTTGATTTTCCATTTTTCTTTGTTTTTATTGTTTAAATTATTGAATATAAAGTTGAATAAATTTCACGACATTCTTCAATTCGTGCTTTCATTTTGTCAATGACTTCTTCATCTGCTTTGATGATGAATCTTTTCACACGTTTTTCATCTGGAACATTTCCGAATGTCATTTGTTGTCTGATGACCAAATCAAAATGGTCTTCAATTTCACTTTGTGTCATGTCTTCAAATATTGGATTTCCAAGATTCTTCCAGACTGCACGATTGACTTCATCCAGAATCATTTGTTCAGGTGAATCAGTCAAGCAATAAACCAGTTCACATCGGTTCTTGTTTGTCAACCAACAATATGACTGCATCTGATAAAAATAGTCTTGATTTGGAATGTCAGTTTCTGAATCATCTGGATGAAACATCGGAAATGTCAATGCATTCCATGATGATTTGACATCTGCAAGAACTGCTTTTGTGTTGATGTCTGGTTTTCCAGTGATGAAATCATTCACCAGTCTTTGTTGTTCAGTGTCTGCATCCACATCAAACCAGTTCAAAACCTTTGATGCAAGTCTGATTGATGTCTTTTCATTCTGGATTCCTTTTTCCAGATATTTTGAAGTGATGTCTTTTCTGAAACCATACTTGTCAAACAAGACAATTTCTTTCAATGAAGTCAGTGCAGTTGCACCGATTTTTTTTCCACTTCTGTCATTTGTCATCAACTTTCCAATTTGTGATGCACGTGCAATGAATTGATTCTTTTCCATGATTGTTTTTTTTTGTTTTTAGTTGTTTATTGATTCGATTGTGACCTTTTGTTCATTTGACAAGTCAAACGTGTTCAAGACTTCTTCTTTTGTGTATTGTCCAGCATTCACTGCACCAAGAATTGAAATGAATTGATGTTCATTCAGTTTCTTCTTCTGAACTGGTTGTGCTGGTTGTGCTGGTGTTTGTTTCACCTGACCTTTTGCATCAATGTCTTCATCTTCACTGAACACTGACAACATCGAAAGAAGACAATACCTTTTGTAATATGTGAATTTTGCACCATCAGTTTGAAAAAGATTCATTCCTTTCAATTCGATTCCAGATGGAAGGATGAAGTCAGTTTCAAGTGATTGTCCAGATTCAGTGTGAAAGATGATTGTCTTCAAATTTCCATTTCCATGAATCAGTTGTGTGAAACCGATTTGATTCTTGTGAAGAATCGGTCTGATGATTTCAATTGTCTTTGAAAGTTCTGCATAATTATATCCAAAACCTTTCTTTCCTTTTGGGATGATTGGACATTCTGATTGAAATTTTGCAAGTGCTTTGAACAATTCAATCGGTGTTTCTGTTTTGTGCATTTCGAATTCCATTTTTTTAATTGTTTTTTATTTTGTATTCATTTGAATCTTCAAACATTGTCTTTGCATTGAACATGACTTTGAATGATGCAGTTGCTTCAAGATAACATCTGTCAACATCTTCTTCTGTCATTTCATCCATCACAAACAATCTGGTCATGACATAAAACTTGACAAACAAATTTTCTTCAATGTCATCCAGAATCACGTGTTCAATGATTTTCATGACTTCTGTCAATGTTTCTTTTCTTTTTCCAGTCTTTGATTGTTCATTCAATTGTCCAAGTGTGAACATCAATTTTTCCATCGGTGTCAATTCATTGACTTTTCTTTCTTCTGAATTCATTTTTTTAGTATTTGATTGTAAATAATTTCAAACCAAAAATCTTCAATTCAAAGATTCTTTCAGTTGATTTGATTGTTCTTTTTTGTCTTTCTTTTTTTGGTGCTTCTGAAACTTCTGGTGCATCGTGTTCGATTAATTCTGAAACACATGAAGAATCAACAAGTGTTTTGTCTTGAATCAACATTTGTGTCTTTTCAGCAACTTGTTTTGAAACACGTTTATTCCAGTCAACAATCGATTCATTGAATTCACCAAATGATTTCTTCCATTCTTGTTTTTCTTCATTCCAGTGCTTTTCAATGATTGATTCAGGTTCTTTGAATTCAAGTTCACCTTGTGGTGCAAGATTCTTTGGTTCTGATGTTCCAATTGTTGTCTTTGAAGTTTTCTTCACTGATGGAACATTGAACAATGACTTCACTGAATTCACCATTTGTGA